TCCTCTGCGGGTGTATTCATACCTAATGTTTCAACTTCTTCAGCAAGAGCTTGATCAGCTCTATTTATTTTAGCCATAGCTTTTTTATAGTCACTTAAAAATCCTAAATCTTTAAGAACTTGTGCTTTTTTATATGCATCTACTGCTGGTGCACCAAAGCCAAGAGTGGCTACGTTAAGCACCTGCTCTGCTGGTGTACGTCCTGTGTATGTGTCTAATACAATACTAGCTGGTGCAAAGTATGTTTCAGGAAGAGCAATTTTTCCTGCAGTGGATAGAGCTCTAATACCTTTGCCAGTAGGCACACGTGATCTTAACGGATCAATAAGTTCCTCTTTAACTGCTCTGGCTGCTAAAGCGGGATCAAGGTTCATACCTGCTCTGCTATAAATTTCTTGAAGAGCTGATAATTTTTTCTGTTTTATATTTTTAATAACAGAAAGGGGTAGATCTGATTCATCTAAAGCAGAGGTAATTACTTTATTAAAATCATATTCTCCTAAATTTAATTTACCTTCTTTCATTTGTATTGGACCTAATTTCTTAAATTTTTCTACAAATGGTTTTAAAATTCTAGTCTGTTCTTTTTCAGGTAAATCAGCTGCTTTAATTAAAGCATTTCTTGCAGATCTTTCAAAATAATTTAAATTTCTATTATCTTTATAAAGAACTGGTTCTGTGTCCCAAAAATTTTTAGTTATATCAAATATATGGTGATTATTTAAAAAACCATAAGGGCTGCCTTTTTTCATCCATGCCGGTCTAGTTTGATTATCTAAATAACCTCCTAATGTCATTTTCTTTCCATCTCGTGTTGTAATTTTTATACCTCTAATTTTTTGAGTAAGTTCATATTTACTTACAGCATTTTTAAATCTATTAGGATCTGGATTATTTGGAACAGAAAATTTATTTATATAGTTTTCAAGAGATGTTGTTCCTTTTACTTTACCATCATATGAAAATTTTTTGCCTGTCTCTGTATCTAAAAAAACAGCTTCTTTAAATTTCTTAGCCCAATTTGTTTTTTCTACTTCTCTTGGAGTTAACGTTCTATTTTTTTTAATATCAAATAATTTATATTTAGGTTTATCTAAATTTTCTCCTGTAACCACTGATCTGTAAGCGGCGTGCCAAATTTTATTTTTATTATTACCACCTCCACTTGGCCATCTTTTTGAAACATCAATAGCGGTGTTATATATTTCGTTATATAGATTGCCTGCTTGTGACACGGGAACACCTAATCTATGTGTGTTAAAATCATAACCTTTTTTATATATTTCAGGGAAACGATTTATTAATTCATTTTGTTTTGATTTAGGAAGTTTTTCAAAAGCAAATCCTGCCCCTTTTAAACCAGCAACTTCTCTAATTCTATTCTTTGCTTGAATAACATTAAAAGGCTGTCGGTAAGCATCTACATGTTTTTCATTTATTAAATCTATAAACTCTTGATCTAATATTCTATCTGGATATTTCTTTTTATATTCTTTAAATTTTTTAGTTAAATCTTTAGGACTTAAAACTGTTTTACCTCCAAGGTATTCTTTTTCAGCTTTTTTTAAAAAAGTTTCTGCTGCTTTTTTATTAGGAAATGTTTTACTTACTCTTGTTTTTGATCCATCGGGAGTATCTGGTCCTATTAAAGTTACATCACCAACAGTTATAGTTTCTCCAGGAGCTAAAAGAACACTAGCACGAAAAGTTCCTGGTCCTTTGCCTGGTCGTATACTTCCAAACTTAAAATTTTCTCTCTCAATAAAATCTACAGACTCATCCATCAACCCACCACCAATTTTTGTAAGAGTGTCTGATAGTCTTTGTTTTCTTATTCTTTCTCTTTCTTCAAATAATTCTGTTGGCTTTTCTTCTGGTAAAATATCTTCTTCAATTGACTCAATGCTGTAATCAAGTGCTGAGTCTGCTAAATCAAAATTAATGTTTGCAGTTTCAGGTTCTTTAAGTTTATTAATTAGTGCTTGTCTTTTAAGAAGTTCAGAGGCCATGTTAAACCCCCATCAAATACGATAATCCACCGTCTGCTTTATCATCTCTTTTGATTAAATCAAAACCATCAAATTCATCTATAAACTCTTTTGCTGCTTCCATTTCGTCTCTTGCTCCCTCTATAATATTATCAAGAGCTTCAAACTTAGTATCGTTTCTTTCATAATATTGATCATAAATTTTTAAAGGATCCATTTCTTCTTTGCCACCAGCTCTTAAGTCATCATAGTTTGATAAACTTGTCTTAATATCTTCTGGTAAATTAATTCTATCATCAGCTAACAAAACTCTTCTAACAACCGCTCTACGTTTACCCTCTGTTACAAGATCTGGACCTCTTGCACCACGACCGAAACCAAAAAATTGTTCCATCGCTTGTAGTGCTGTACTTTCTGCCTCAGGGCTACCTGTTTCTGTTCTTTGTAATTTTTGTATAAATTGTCCTTGTTCACTTTGTGGATCAACGCCTTCAGGTAAACCAAGTCTTTCTTTTAACGATGCTATGCCCTCTTCATCAACTTTAGTTTTAGTTTTTAAGTCTATGATCTCTCCTGTCTCTTCTTTGGGTTGCACAAACTCTGTAGATTCACCAGCTCTTTTGTTTCTAGCTTTTATATAATTTTCTAAGTTTGCTTGGTAGTTTGCAACCTCTTGTGAGCTTCTGTTGCTTAACTGAAACGGAGCGTACTCCAATAATTGTGATTCTATGATGTCAAATGTTTTATCATCTTCAAAAGCTTTTAGGCTATATTTGGCTTTTGTTGGTGCGTTTACATCAAACTTTTGTGGTTTGATTACGTTTGCTTTTGTACCAACGATTTGGTTTACAAAATTTTTACCAAACGCTTTTTGCATTAACTCTAATAATCTGAAAGGGTTTTGTGCCATTAATAATAATTCCTTTTAGTTTTCATTATCTTTTCCTCTTTTTCATCGTCAGGGTGTAAAACAAAACCACCCTGTCTGAAACGCATGATAGCTTGAGTTGTCGAGTCAACCAAATCGTCATGCTCACCAAATGGAAAAGCCGCACATTCCTCGATCACTTCTTCAGCAAATTCCTGGTTCGGAGCCCATATCATACCAGATTCAAATAAAGGTGCAACCGAATTAACGCGTGTATGCTTATCATTACCTTTTGACGGAGAGAAGTTGACTACAGGTATTCCCATCTTTCTCAACTCATCAGTCAAAGGTTGACCTGAAGCCTTTGATTCAATGATTACCGTATCAGGATCCCAATACTTCCATTGTTCAAAAGCTATCTGTTTTAACTCTGGAAAATCATATCTGCCCTTCTTGGCGTCTAATAATATTAAACTCGCAGGGCTATCATCATTTAAATAAAACACACCCCATGTGGTGATTGCAGAATAGTCAGCTGTTTGTTTCTTACCAAACGCTGTATCGTAAGATTGTATGACATGCTTCAGTGCAGGTATCCAATCTTCTTCCCATGGCTGCCACCATTCTCTTTTGATGATTGCACCTTCTTCTGATGTGGGGTTCTGCATATACTGAGCATTCCATTTCTGTATACCTGTTGATGCTTTGACTGCTTCTAATTCTTCTAGCTTCCAATATTCTGGCCACAAAGGTTTACCGCTTGGCATGATGGCAGGAAACTCTATGATCTCCCACTGATCAGCTTTGGCTTCTCGCTGCGTGCCTAACAGCATACCTGTAAGATCTTTTGTATTCCATCGTGTCATAACTAAAATAATTGCACCGCCTGGCTGGAGACGTTGACGAGGACCTGACGTATACCATTCGAAAGTTCTCTCCATGGCATCTCTATTCATAGCATCTTGTTCTGTGTGCGGGTCATCGATAATAAGTAAATCTGCACCACGACCTGTGATCGCGGAGCCCACACCAGCTGCATAGTATTCACCGCCTTGTTGTGTTTCCCATTTACCAGCAGCTTGTGAATCTTCTCTGAGTCTAGTTTTAAAAACGGATTGATACTCGGGACTATCTAAAAGTTGTTTTGCTTTACGCCCGAATCTAACTGATAGTTCTGTGGTGTTAGTGGATTGAATAATCTTGAGCTTCGGGTTTCTACCCACCATCCAAGCGGGCAGCAAGTAG